CTATTTGGTGTTGTTATCGGTGCAACTGCTTCCTTTCCTTTTTGCTTTACATAAGGATTGTTCCCAACTCGCTTCTCATTGTCAAGACCTTTGTTCGGTAAGAACTTACCTTTTACTTGCTTTCTAAAGTAGATTCTTCTCATCCAACCATGATAACAATAAACCCCACCTTTCCAAGTAAATAAATCGTATGTCTTTCTACCTTTAGGTGCAAACTCTCCGTTAACTCCTGCTCTACCCATTCTCTTAATATCCTCGTATCTGAACTCAATACCTGCATCAGCCATCATCATCATCTCAGTACAAAATGGTCTGCTTGGATTCTTAGCTTGTTTGGTTGTAGTCTTTGCGTATGCATATCTTACCTTGTACAAACCTTTATCTCCCCACTTAGATTTTTCTTCTGCTTTGGCATCGGTATTTCTTACATCTCTTGCAAAGCCCTCAAACTCTTTGTGAAAATCAGGATTTGTTGTATCGACTAACTCTTCACTAAGTAGCTCGTATTCTTCCTCATCGTTTACCTCTCCATATAACTTTAGTTCTTCAAGTAGTGTTTCAGACTTAGCATCGTCAAGGAATGGTCTATCATCATGCTTGTGTTTACACATCTTCTCCATTAATTGCTCTGGTGTACTATTAAAGAAACCTCTAGCAACATCTTCAGGTAATTGTAGGAATTGAACTAAGAATACGATTGCTTGTGCTTCTGAAAGAATACCCTCTTGTACTTTTGCAACAATATCAATTGCTGAACTAATCTGAGCTCCATTATAAGACGCATCAACTTTCTCAACTTCTTCAACTGCTACCTCTGTACCTACTTCTTTCACTTCATCTTCTCCAATTTTCATTCCTGTTTCTTTCTCAATAGTTTCATCTGTCAAACCATCAATGTCCTCTGCAAATTCAATCGGTTGTAATGTCTTAAAGTAAACATCTAAGTGAATACCATTAACTGCAAGCACCTCATCAATCGCATCAATGATTATGTTTTGCTTTGGCTTTATAACTGTATTGTCAAATAGCTGAGATGCAACTTTTATCTCCTCTGCATTGTTACCTAAACCTGTCTTATCTTTAATACCAAACAACATAGGAGATGTAACTCTATGCCCAACTAAAATCTTCTTTGTGCATTCCTCAGATAAGAACTTGTATTGCTCTGCTGCTTCTGAAATAGGAATTTGGTCTATCGTTGTAGCTTGTTGTTGGTTATCATTAAACGATAAAACAAACTTCTTACCACTTGTACTCGTAAACTTCTGCGTAATCTTTCTCTCAATAGCATCCTGCTCTTCTTTTGTAGGTGTACCATTGTTAAAGTTTACCATCATGCTAGGAGCGAACCCCTGCTGAATGTTTGTCAAGTGATAGTTTCCTATTTCCTCGTCTATCTCGCTCCATTGTAAAGAACCTTGATAATCAACAGGAGAGAAATAAAAGAAACCCGGAGAGTAAGGATGTATAACCATAATTTGGCTATCGCTCGACTTACGTTTTCCGTCAAACGCATCGTATCGTATAGGCTTATATTTATCTTTTCTATATTGTTCCCAATCATCTGAGTAATAATACCCTGTAATATTACCATCAACTGCCTTTTCTGGTCTTATATTTTGTACAGGTAAATGTATAGCTTTCTTAATTTCAGTCTTGCCCTTGTTCCAAACTACATTAAACGCAGCTTGACCTAACAATTTTAAATCTAAAGACACCTTTCGTATATCTTCATCTCTAAAAATGAGCTTCATTTTAGCATAGTCTAATGGTCTTTTATCTGCATCCGTTGCATCAAGACCTTGACCATAAATCATCTCTCCTATACCTGTAATAATAGCATTGTTAACTGCACTACCGTTGAACCTATCTATTAAGAATTGATAGTAATCGTTATCTCTACCATATTCCACCCACTCTCTTGCAGGGTTCTCCTCAATCTTTGGAGTAGTATAGGAAGCCATTTGTACTAAATTTATCATGCTGCTTATTCTTCTGTGTTATAGTAAACGTAATTTCTTGCAGTTGGGTTTGCATACTCAGTAAATGTAACCTCACTATCTGCATCTATTATCATTGTACCCTCCCAACGTAAACCTAAAACAACTGCGTTTGTTGGGTCTGTATTTGAGTTGTTTGTTTGCTCATATACAACAACATTGTAAAATGAGTTTGTCTTTAATGCATTAAATGGAGCTGCGTTTGTAGGTACATCAAATCTTATTGCTCTTTTAGATCTGGCAACAGGAGAAAATACTCCGTATGTTGAAACTCTTGTTTGGTCATCTATTACACCAATCAAAAAGTAATTACCCTCTGCATCTACACATTGATTGTAAATGTTTAAAGACAATTTATTTGCAGCAATATTTTGTACCCAATGCTCCATTTATTTTTTCTTTTTTACTTTGAACGATTTGTGAATTTCACAACCTCTTTTTTTAGCATACATATCAGCAAACTGCTCTGCATCTTTGTGCATGTCAAAATATCTTGTAATAAGTATATCATCTCCATTTACATGCGTAATCTTGTAAACAGTTTTACTCTTGACTTTATGTTTATCAAAGTAAATCATTTTAATTATCTTTTGAATGCTTACTTACAAATTGAGCTGCTTCCGTTCTTGTCATTAAGCAGTTATTTGGATATTCCTTTTCCTTACCTAAATCAAGTAATGCAGAAAGTTCTCCACTTACCCAACTTGCTTCGAGTTGTATTATATAAAATTTAGCGTTTCCGATTTTAACCATTGGGTTAGAACCAAACTTTCTGCGATTGTACTCTCCAAGCTCTTTGAATGTTGGATGAATTACACCGTTTTGAAC